CTAAATTCTTTATTTTTTTTTTTTTTTTTTTCATCTTGAACTTCTGTAAAGTATCTAATATGAGTATTGAGTGGAACTTTGCTAATATCTTCTACTTCGATATAGTCTTCTAATTTACTTTTTATTTCTTCTGCTGTTAACTTATCAGTCATAGTTTTTTTGGGTCTTTTATAATCATCATTTCCTAATCTACTCATTTATATTATAAATATAAAAATACTGTTTAAATTATTTTAAATTATTTAAATAATTTAAACTATATATTTTATATTTTTTAAAGAGTAAAACTATTTGACACCTTGTTTCCAAGAGGTTGTTTTTTTATTTATTTTATCTCATTTTAAATGTCGGTCGGTGTAATTAAAATAATAAATTTGCTTTTTTTATAAAAAGATTTTTAAATGTATCTCTATAAGTAACATGATTTTTATAAAATACATAATATTTATTAAATTTTATTTTCCAAAATTTATCATTTGTATTTTTTAATTGAATTATTAATTTAGATAAATTATTTATATTAATTATATTAATTACAGCACCTCCCCATTTAATTTCTTCATCAATATTAATATATCTTATATATCCTCCTTTTTTTATAATATTAACATTGCTTGGATGAATATAAATATAATCTTTTAATTCAATCTCATATTTTTCTTGAAGGGATAAAATATAATTATTATTATTTTTTTGTATCATATTATCAATTTGAATGTTCTTCTCTTCTTTAGCTGTTATAATATCAGGAATAAAAATATCATTTTCTTCTAACTCATAATTTCTATATAAAATTTTATTTAATATTTTATTTTTTTCTTTTTTTTTATTATTATTATTTTTATTATTTTTTATATCAACCTCTCTTTTTAAAAAACCCTGCTTTAACAATTTATCATAAATATCATCATCATCCATAATATTATTAATAAAAATATTCTTTAATTATTTTATTAATAATTTCTATTTAAATATAAAATTATTATATTTATAAATGAGTTTAAATCAACAAAAATGGAGTGAATTAATTGACTTTAATTCATATTATAAAAATTATGATATAAAAGAGCATATATCATCAGAAGAAGAAGAAAAAGATATAGATATTAACTCTATTGATTTTAGTTTAAATAATGAAAAGATATTGAATGAAGTAAATAAAATATTAAAATTAGATAAATATGATAATTTAACAAGTTTAGAAATATTAAAAAAACAAGACATTATTTCTTCTTATATAAGTAAAAGTTTTCAAAATAATATTATTAACAAAATTTTTTTTATTGACTGTATAAGTTTTTTAAAAAAAACTTCAGAATTTTTAGCAAATTTAATTTCACAAACAATATCTTCTCACAATTATAATTTTATAAAAAAAGATAAAGTAATAAGAAGTTCTTATAAATTTTGTAATTACAAACACAATTGTTCATATAATTATGATAAAAAAAAAAAAGGATGTTATGCAGATCATTATCCACATAATATGATATATGCGGATTGTGATGCATTATTAGAATGTGTTAAATTATTTTATGAAAATGAAGATGAAATTCATAATAAAGAAATTGTTAGATGTATAAATACTATTTCTTATGTTATACGTCATATGTTTGATGAACTAAATAATTTATGTTTATATTCAAATAGAAATGAACATAATAAATTTCACCATATTAAAACAACAACAAAAAAATATAATAATAAAGAAAGAGTATTTGATATTTAGTGTATGTTACTTATTTTATTTTTATCAGAATGTGAATTTTCTGAATCAGATATTTCAGAAACTGAATTTTCTGAATGAGACATATCAGTTTCTGATAATTTGTTTATTTCTTCTATTTCTTCTTTGTTAAATATATTACTAAATAAAGAACTACCAATATTTTTAGTAACTCTATTATAATTATTTTCATAATATAATTTTGCTTTAATTTCATTATTTATAATATCATCTTCTTCTAATTCTTTAAAAATATTATATACATTTTGGAATAATATAGGTATATTATTATCGCAAAAATTTTTTTTAATTTTAAAATATAATTCATAATCGATTTTAAATCTTCTATTTATTTCTTGTATTTTTTCATTTTTTTGTGTTTGTTTTTTTTCTATAATTAATTTTTTTCTAGTAAGTTCGGATATTAAATTTTTTTGTTCTTCAATTAATTTATTATTATCAGAATTATTATTATCAGAAATATAATTATTATCAGAATTATTATCATAAATGCAATTATCATTAGAATTATTATCATAAATGCAATTATCATCAGAATTATTATCATCAGAATTATTAATATCTTCTGATGATATTAATTCATTATTAATATCTTCTGATGGTATTAATTCATTTTTATTATTATTAATATCTTCTGATGGTATTAATTCATTTTTATTATTATTCTCATAAATACAATTATCAATTTGTAATTTTAAAGATTTTATAAATTTTATTTTATACATTATTTTTGTTTGTTTATTATCAATAAAATAATCTTTATGAGATAATATATCTTTAAATTTAAAATTATTTAAATCAAAAATAATTCTATGTTTGATTATACTACTATCATAATATATACATTTAATTTCCAAATTATTATATTTAGGTAAAATTATATTATTATTAATTTTATTTATTTCTATAATAAAATTAAGTTTACTTATCAAGGAATCTAATAAAAATATAATTGCTGTTGTGTTTTCAGAGAAACATCCGCAAATATCATTATCTGATACAATATAATTCATTAATTAATAATACGATTATTTATTTAGATATTTTACTTAAAAAATTGATATTTTAGATTATTTAAATATATATATTTATATTATAAATATGCAGAATAATAATTCAATACCTACATTCAATTATGGTAAAAAAAATAAAAAAAACAAAAAAAACAAAAAAAACAAAAAAAACATTAAACTAGATGAAGAAGATAATGATATAAATAAATATATAAATACATCTAAACATTTCCAAAATAATGATTCAGGAATAAAACAATTTCCAAATCCTTTTGGAAATGATGTTATTAAAATTATACCTATTAATAAATCTAATTCTCGTAATGGGATGGCACATTTTCCTCCAATTAACGAGATTCTAGAAATGGTCATGAATCATGAAAATAAAAAAACAAATAAAGATGATAATACCGAATTAAATGAATTAAATGAAGTAAGTGAATTTAAAATAGATTTGAATGAAAATTATTATGAGATAAATACAGATTTTAATTGTTTAGATAAATTAATTGAATTTTCAAAACAACTAGAAGAAAATAAAAATTATTCTTTTGATATAAAAAAATTAAATATTTTAATTGAACCTTTAGAAAAATTAAATAAATTTGTTGGAATGAAAAAAATAAAAATTAATATTGTAAAACAAATTTTATTTTTTTTACAAAATCTTGATGAAGGTAAAGATTTAATGCATACTGTTATTACTGGACCACCTGGTGTTGGAAAAACAAAATTAGCAAGTAATTTATCAGAAATATATTTTAAAATGGGTGTATTTAAGTGTAGTAAAGGAAAAGATTTTAAATGTCCCATTACTGGAAAAGATATAGATTATAAATTTACAATAGCACGAAGATCTGATTTGATAGGAGAATATGTTGGACATACTGCTATAAAAACACAACAAGTTATAGATAAATCATTAGGTGGTGTATTATTAATAGATGAAGCATATTCTTTAGGAAATAATGATAAAAAAGATACATTTTCGAAAGAATGCATTGATACATTAAATCAAAATTTAACTGAAAATAAAGGTAAGTTTGCAGTTATAATCGCAGGATATGATGATGCATTAGAAAAATGTTTTTTTAATTATAATGAAGGATTAAGAAGAAGATTTGTATTTAAATATGATATTAGTGGTTATGATTTCAAAGAATTAGGAGAAATTTTCATTAAAAATATAAAAGATTCAAAATGGTGTTTTGATAAAAAGTTAAATTTAGAAAATAATAATAAGTTATTAGAATTTTTTAAAATTAATCATAAAGAATTTCCACATTATGGTGGTGATATGGAAACTTTATTATTTTCTACAAAAATTACTCATTCTATTAGGATTTTTGGAAAAAATCCTAATCTACGCAAAGAATTGATTATAGATGATTTGATTAATGGATTTGAATTATTTAAAGAAACTAGAAAAGGAAAATCAACAGACAATATTCCTTTTGGTTTATATATTTAAAAAAACTATTAATATAATTTATTTTCTATATGTATATATAATGCAAATCTTGAAAAAAATATTCATTTTTATTTTAGTTATTATTTTATATAGAAAATTTACAGTTCAGGAACAATTTTATGGTTGGATACCAACTTCAACTAGAAGTACCCGTAACATGATTTATGATTTAAGAGGACATCCTATTTTCGGTAATAAGAGAATACAACCTTATAGAAATAAAGGATATCGTGGACCATTTATATATGGATTATATCCATATTGGCACTTGTCACCCCATCATCCTTTCGCAGATTACAGACTAAAAAACTAAATTAATATTATTAATTATATATTGATAGTTAATTTGTTTATATCTTCTATTATATTATTAAATGAATTATCATCAACAGATTTATATATAATTGATGGTTTTGTATCTAATATAAATTTAATTTCATTTATTATTTTTTGATATTCATTTAAAGTTTGAGGTTTTTGTTTACATCTTTCTAATAAATTTATTATATATTTATTATTATAATTTATATTTTTATATTGTAATTCATTTTTTAATAATTCACATTCTTTATTTTTAAAATATAAATTAAATTTTAATTCATTAATTATTTTTTTATGTTCTTTTATTAAATGTTTTTTTTTATTTAATAAATAATATTGATTCAATTTTTTATGTTGTTTAAAATATCTTAATATGATTTTTATTTTTCTTTTTAACAATTTATTTTGTTCGGAATCTAACGACATGATTTTAATTATTTTTTTGTCTTTAACTTAAAAAAAGTAACTTAATATCTTCTATATGTTTATCTAAAAATAATAAAAAATCATTAATATTATTATTTGTTGTCTTATTGTAATGTGTTATATCACATAATACATTCATTATATCATTTTTATTAACTTTATTTATGTTAATATGTAAATATGGTGTAATAATAAATTTAAAATATTTAACACTACAATTTTTTGGTTTAAAAAAAAAGTCAATTTGTTTATTTTTAAAATTATAATATATATTAAAACTAGCAAAAGAAAAATAATATTCAATTGACTTATTATTCAAACAAATATTATTATATTCTGTATATTTAATTAATTTTAATTCATATTCGGTACTATCAATTTTATTAAAATTAAAATTACAATATTTTTCATATTGTTTAAATATATTTAATAGTTTAATCAAATATATTTCTATTGTTTTTTTATATTTATCATATATAAATCTACAAATTTTATCACATTTATCGTCTAATATAGAATTATATAAAATAGTTATTTTATTAATAAACTTATACGTTAGACATTTTATATCATTAATTATATCGATTAATATATTTCCTATATAGTTTTTATCAAAAAAATGGTCATTAAAACTATTTTCAAATTTATTGTGTATAATTATTTTAGCTAACATAGGTTCTAAAGTCATTTTGTTTTTTTCGTTAAATATTTTCATATCATTTTTTTTATCAGAATTCATATATTATTAATTATATTTAAATAAAATTAATAATATATAAAAATATTAACCAACTCTTAATTATAATATTATTATAATTAAGATGGGCATATCATTTAGTAAAGTAAAAAAATCGCAAGAATCACAAGAATATAAAGATTTACATATTATAACATTTAATAATAATTTATCATCATATTCTTCATATAACAATAATATATTATATAATTTTATTAATAATTTTAAACAAAAAAATTGTATTATTTGTATACAGGGTTTACGTTATGATATTACAGAAATAATTGAAAATAAAGATATTGATAATTATTATTATTCTAAACAGTTAGGGTTATTAATATATTCTAATTTAAAATTAATTAGCAATAAAATTAAAATATTTGATTTAAAAAAATATAAAATATTAAATCAAAATAAATATGGATTTCAAATACTAAATTTAGATTTTTGTAATATTAATTTAGCAGTATATAATTTGGAATTAATTCCTGATATAATATCATCAATTGATTTTGATCAACTTAGACAAGATCAAGTTGTGGAATTAATTCAATATATATGTAAAAATAAAAATTATAAATATAATATTGTAACAGGATGTTTTTATGAATATAAAAATATTAACTTTGAGGAACTAATTAATATCGCCCAAATAAATAATATAATAACTAATTTAGAAACTGGAACTCAACAAAGTTATATATTTTTATATTCACAAAAATTAGCTAATAAAATTTCTAATTTAAATAAATATTTGAAGGACAAATTAAATATTGAAGTAATTAATCATAAAATTTATAATTTGCAAATAAGTGAACATTGTCCTTTTGAAACTATTTTACGAATTAAAGATATTAAAAATTGAAAATAAATATTTAAACATTTATTTATTTATTACAAATAAATGGCTAATAAAAATAATAATAATAATAATAATAATAATAATGATGATTCTGAAACTATCATTGAGGTAAATGATATTCAAATTCATGATGAACAGTTAAAAAATGATACAAAAATTAACAAAATAAAGAAAGTAACAAAAGTAACAAAAGTAACAAAAGAAAAAAA